CGTAACGAACGCGTGCTTGGGCAGGTTGCACTGCAGGATCTGGAACGGCGCAAATACTACGACGGCAATCTGTTCTTTGCGCTTCATTCCGACCCGCGTGACACCGGTGAGGTCAACCTGCGGACTATCGACGCGCTGGAGATTCAGGAGATCATATCGGACCCTGATGACACGGATCTGCCGCAATACTACCGGCGGCAATGGGTCAAAAAGGGCTTTGACTACAGCAGCGGCGCAGTATCCTACACAACGATCACGGCATGGTATCCCGCGCTGGGATACGATCCAGCCGACAAACCGGCAACGATTGGCGGCTACGACGTAATGTGGGACGTGCCGATTTATCATCGCAAATGCGGCGGCGTCGGCAAATGGCAGTTTGGTATTCCGCTGGTTTACGCGGCTCTGGACTGGGCAAAGGCTCAGCGCAGAATGCTGGAATCGTTTGCCACGATCCGGATGAGCCTAGCTCAGATTTCGATGACCCTGACCACCAAGGGGGGCCAGCAGGCACTTGCCGGGATGAAGGATCAATTATCTACCACGGCTGGGCCAAACAGTTCATGGTTGGACCGCAATCCAACAGCGGTAGATGGCAGCGTGTTTGCATCGGGACCGGGCACCAAACTCGAAGCGTTTAATACGAGTGGCGCGGGCGGAGATCCTTCGCAAGTGCGTGAGTTCAAGCTCATGGTGGCAATGGTGTTCGGCCTTCCTGAGTCGTTTTTTAGCGATATGAACACGTCAAATCTGGCCACGGCTACCAGTTTGGACCGACCAACCGAACTGGGGTTCATGGCGAAGCAGGAGGAATGGCGCGAGGATCTGGCGTTGATGATTACCTACGCACTCCGCATGAGCGTTACAGGGCCGTCTGGCAAGCTGCGCGAAGCGCTAAGGGCTCGGAGTATCCCGGTAATCATTCCGATAGTGGAGGCAGCGAGAAAGCGGGGACCAAACAACAAGATGGTTTACGAGGCTGCATCTGATGACGCAATTCAGGTGTTAGTCAACTTCCCAACGATCATGGAAAGCGACGTTCCGGCGCAGGTTAACGCCATTGTTGCGGCTTACATGGGCGGCCAGGGTATCGACCAGAAAGAAGCTGTGCGGCTGCTTGGCCAGCAGGTCGACATCGAAAACAACGAAGACGTGCTGGAACTTCAATATCCGTCGGAAGGCCCAGACGCCTACAACCCGCTGCGGACCAATGACCAAGCCGATACTGAAGACGCTCCGAACCCTGCAGTGCAGACCGAAGAGGCGAAAGCGGCTGTCACGCGGCTGTCCCGTGCGCTGAAACTGTTCCGCGAGGCTATCCGATGATTGAGTTTATGGAACACGACGACTGCTGCTCTAAGCATTTCTCGCGGGCGTGCAAGGCCGATCTGGTAAACACTGATTCGTGGACATGTCCAAAGTGCGGCTGCGAATGGCGGGCTGCTGAAGTTGCTGATGCGGCAAGAACGTGGACCCCGGTTATTACGGCAGAGGTTATCCGGGTGCGCGGGTGATAGCTGAAATCCACGCGCTGGCGGAACTGATTGAAGCCGAAATCAAAGGCTTGCGGGCACCGGAACACGCACGAGCGCTGGAGCCGATTGTCCGCAAAGTCACGCGTCTGATGGCGCGGTACTTCCGACGGCAAGGGCGGCTGATGGTGTCGGCGGTCACGATGAAAGAAGCCGAAGCTGACGTGGTAGACGGGTGGATGAGTTCCGTTTCACCGCTGGCGTTGTCGATTGCGGCAAACGATGCAATCCGGTACCAAGCGCTGATTGAACTGGCAATCATAAAGGCTGAGACTCAGCTATCCGCTCAACTCGATAGCATGGCGCTGATACCCGAAACAAAGATGAGCCAGTATCTTAAAACCAATTCGCTATCAAAACTGACGGGGACATTGGCGGAGACGACCAAGCAGAAGTTGCGGGATGCGATCACGCTGGCAGTCCGAAGCGGCGGCACCGCTGACGACATCGTCGGGGCCATTAAGGCAACAGTAAAGGAATTCAGCAGCGTCCGGGCTGAACTGATTGCACAGACGGAAGTTAACAACGCTTACAACTTTGGGAGAACGGAACTGGCGCGGTCCGCTGGGTTTACCGAAAAACGCTGGGTAACGGAAAGCGGCAACCCTTGCGCTATCTGCATTTTGAACGAGGCCGAAGGGTATATCGGAATCGATGAGACGTTCCTTTCTGGCGACCAAAGGCCAACGGCGCATCCTCGTTGTTTTTGCTCCTTAGACTTTCGGCAGGTCACACTTTAAAGCCCTGACGCCGGAACGCTGCCAAGATAAAGTTCTTAGAGGGATCATAAGCAGGGCGCAGGAACGGGCGGGCGGCCATACCGATCCAGCCTTGGCCTTTGTAGTCGTAAATCCAACTGCCGGTAATAGGCACGCCTTCGGATGGTAGCGGCGGATGTGGCGAGGCTGCACCAACAAGGCCGGTGCCATATTCGACAAACGCGGCATGGTTTGCACCTGCGTAGATCGTGCCGATGACGATCTTTCCTTTGAGCTCCACCTGCATGGCAATCGAACTCCGCAATTCTCCTGTGTCAACGGGCACGAGGATTTTGGCAGCGTCCATGACGGCGGCGCTGGATTCCTGCACAGCGTCAGCGACGCGGGCCGTGATCATTTCCTCAATCGCAGAGAGGTTGCCAGGCTTAAATCCGGAGATGGCTCGAATGTTCAACGCTTTCAGGTTACGACGGAATCAACCTGCTTTGGACGAACTAGTGTTGGGCGCACGGCCTGACGAACGACCCCAACGGCTTCCCCGGCTGATATCTGGGCGCGTCCCATAGCGTCAAACGTTGCTACCAGAGCTTCGCGCATAGCTTCGCAGCCATCGCCAAACCCGGCACCACGAGCCTGAACGAGCTTGGTCTCGGTGTACTCGCGCTGGTAGGCTGCCCGACATTCCAGACACCATGCGTCTTTACCTCGGGCGGCGGGCCGGTCACAACCGTCTTTGCAACACGTCTTGTCGTTTGCCATTGCTTTCAATGTTACTAAAACATTCTGAAGGTTTCTTGTGGTGACCGTGGCATCAACTGTACTATCGCACCAGATGGCACTCCGGGCAGGATTCACGGTTGTAGCGCAGAAGCTTCAGGAAGCGGCAGGCAGCATGTCAACCGCCGATCTTGAGACGCGACTCCGCAAGGCTTTAGACGAAGCACACGAGAATTCCGGCATGTATGGAAACATTGTGGCCGTCTTTGGCGACGAGAATGCCGGTCACGTTGTTTACTCGCATAACGACGACCTGATGAAGGCGGCGTATACGTCCAACGCATCCGGGGCCACCATCGCCATGGATAGCGCAGTCGAAGTGATGCCGATGACGACCTACGAAATGCACATGGGCGAGATCGAAGCGATGGAAGCCGGGGCGCGGAACTCGCGGCAAGATATGTCGCAACTTCAGGCGATACACGACGCGGCAATTAAGCTTGGTGCATCCTGCCCGATGAAGGAATCGGCAATCGGGGCCACGGCAGACCTGAAGCTGGTGGAGTCAACCGGCGCGGAGTTCCTGACCAGCATTCAACTGACTGAAGCAATGCGGACGTCGTACCCGATCAAGCTGATCTCACCGGGCACGGGCAGCACGGCGCACTACCCGGCTTCAGTTTTGGAAGCGGCTGCCGGCAAGTTTGGACCTGGCACGCTGATGTTCTGGAATCACCCAACGCAAGCGGAAGAGTCGGCGCGGCCTGAAGGCAATCTCGATCACTTGGCGGCTATCATCACCAGCCCTGCGCGATACGAAGCCAACGGCGTAAAAGGTCCCGGGCTGTACGCAGAGGCCAAGGTGATGGCGGATTACGCTCAGAAGGTCGAAGAGCGTGCGCCACACATCGGGCTGAGTATCAGGGCCGGTGGCAAAGGGACGGGCCGTCTGGTAGACGGGAAACCCGAACTGGCATCAATTGATTATGTGGAATCTGTGGACTACGTGACAAAGGCAGGGCGCGGCGGTTTAGCGCTGGCCGAAGCGGCACGGGACGCGGGAATTTTAGAAGGAGGCGAGTCCGACATGGATACAGCCGAAGTGCAAAAGATCGTAGAAGCGGCGGTCAAAACGGCGGTAGCTCAGGCGACCGCACCGCTTCAGGAACGAGCCCGGCGCGGTGATGCTATTGTCATCGCCAATCAGGCTCTGGCAACTATTGGATTCACTGAAGCTCAAAAGGCTTTCGTGATCGACACTGTTCTTCGGGAATCGATTCCGATGAAAGACGGCTCTGTTGACGCGGATGGCTTCATCGCCATCGTGACCGCAGAGGCTCGGCGATTCGGGCAGGCTATCGGCAACGGCGGGCGCGTGCTCAACATTGGCACCGAAGTCGTTCGAGATCCCGTCAAGCTGGCCGAAGCCAAGCAGACGGCGCAGGATGACCACGAACGTGAGGTTGCGATTTTTACGCGGCTCGGTCTGTCTGAAGCTGGTTCGAAGGCCGCTGTGGCCGGGAGGGTTCAGTAATGGCAACAAATCAGGCAATTAGCGGACGCTGGAACATTAACGTGCCGGTACCGTCTGCGGTGACGGTTGGACAAGCAGTCATGCTGGGACAGATTGGAACTCCGGGATGTATCCCCGGCATCATTCTGGCGCTTCAGCCCCTGCCGACTCCGACGAGCCCGACAACGGCAACCATCGACACTGGCGAGGACTGTTACTTTCTCACCGTCATTGCACGGTCTGCAAACTCTCCGCTGGTCAATTCGGCCATCAAACCCGGCGACCAGCTTTATGCTGACGCGGGCACCTACGATTCAACCACGAACATTCGGTACGCATTCAACCTTGACAAGAACTCAAGCGGTACAGCGTTCGGCAACGCACTAACTGCGGTTTCTTCTGGCACTACAAGCACCACCTGCACGGTCCGTCTGGAGGGCAATTAAATGAGCGAACTTGATCTGTACACAGGGTCTGCGCTGACTGGCGGAGCCGTAGACGTTCCCGGATTCTCCGCTGTCACGATGGCAGAAAACGCTGCAAGGCGTCGCCGTGTGATCGGTGCGGCTGAGATCTGGGCCGACTTCAAGGAAGGCCGCTTGGACCCGTTCTACATGCGGCAGGCGTTCAACCTGACCGAAGCCGGAGCGTTCCGCACTCTCTGCGCACGCTATCCGCTGGTGTTCCGCGAAACGATGACCAGCAGCGATTTCTCGGCGTTGACGGTTGACGTTCTCGACCGCGAACTGTTGGGCGATTACAGCGAGGTGCCGATTCCGGTTCTTCCTTTGGTCAAGAAAACAACCTTGGGCGACTTCCGCAACAAGAAAATTTTCATCATGGACGGACTCGAAACGCCGTTCAATGCCGTTGCCGAAATGCAGGATCTCCCGCTCGGCGACATGACGCAGCGCACCCCGATCACCTACGCACCCCTGAAGTACGAAAAGGGCGCAAAGGTCAGCTGGGAAGCGGTCATTAACGATGACCTCGGAATTTTCCGCGATCTGTCTCAGCGGCTGGCACGCGGCGCACGACGCACGAAGAGCAAGTTCATCACGAACCTGTATTCGGGCACGACCGGGCCAAACTCTACGCTGTTCTCGACCACGTTCGCCAATCAAATCATCACG